CAATGGTTAATGCACCAGTCGCATAGGTCAAGGTAGCGCCAACACCATTATTCAACTGACCATTATAATAGGTACCAGATTGATTGGTGGTCGCTACAAGGCGAACAGGGGTAAGAGCGGGATAAACATTGTATTGTTGAAATGACATGACATTAATTCCTTTTAATGAGTGATCACAAATTACATTTGTTAACTTGGCTATTGTAGCCTAAATCTACAGCTTAATAAAAATATTGTTGTACACGGTAGGTTGACGAACATCCCATGCCGTACCACCGCCTTGAGAGGCCACTGTAATTGGCTGGAATCCAGTAGGTGCGTTTCCTTCAAGAACTCCTGCTATTCCTGGAGAAGCAG